CTTCAACTCGTCTTTCTCATGTGATGCGAGTTCAAACTGTGCATCATTACCACAGATATGCACGTTGGCCTTTACCTTGATGATGCGCTGGAAAGCCAGAGCCACACGGGTAATAGGCTGACGGAAATAGCGTGCCTTACCGGGTTTACCTGGTACTGGTGCCTTCTTCCATACATCAGGGTACAGAATCGGATTGTTGATGTTGTGTCCAGATGGATAATACTCACGGAGCATCTGAGACTGCGTATAGACTTGCAGTTTCAGCGGATCATCCGGCTCCGACATGTCGTTACCTTGGTAAGTCTCAAACTTCAAATTTGAGTCACTTGGCAAGACCTTATATATCGGTCTGCGAACAAGGATTTCTTTAAAATCTAAGCTCTTTGTCATACGCTATAAAATTATAATTCCATTTCATATTCAAAATCATCATCTTCAACTAAGTCCATATCCATTTCTGCACCGAGCATCCACTCATTTTCAATGTCGAGCTGAACAGGCTGTGCTATCTCAAAGTATGCACGGAAATAAAGAGACTCCCACCAGTCAGGCGAGTGTCCTACGATCAGTTTTGACTTCTTCTTAGGCATGAGGCAGAAACCTTTGTCTTTCGTGTCGGGATCACGACGTAACGATTGACGTTCTTTCTGCAGCACGTCCCTGAGCAACACGTCTTCGTAACCATTACCAGACACTTTCGTATCAAGCAGGCTTTCCTCGAAGGATATGTTCATTTCCTTAAGTTTACGATAGATTATGTACGCGCATTGTGATTTAAGGTCTTTGTAGAGGTATTTTACTCCGTCGTATTCGTCATCATCCTCCGCTATAGGTGCCGACTGGTTGTTGAACGGTATGGCCTCTGGGAAGAATCCTTTTACGAGCTGTCCCAATCCCTGATAGTCATAGCAGAAGTTTTCTTCTTCCACTCCCCACTCTCTCAGTTTGCGACGGATGACAGAGACAGCGGTCTTAGAATTGACGTTGATACAGCAGAAGTCCGCTATGTGCCATCCTATCCACAGATACATGACAAGGTTATCTCCACCTTCAAGGGCAATATCTGCTGTGCATCGTCTGATACCATCCCCATACTGATGCGGATTGTTGAAGATGGATTCAAGTTCGTCGTAGGAGATCATATCATCGCCAGCCTCAGAGGCATTCCAGTTTGCCTTGAGGTCGCGAAGTACCTGACCTTTGTCCTGTTGGGCAAGACGTGACAGATAAGAAGGGTCTGAAAGCAGAAGCATCGGGTTCTGTGCGAGATCTGCACGTACAAACGCAACAGACAGCACCATCGTCTGCTCCTTGTCAAGACCAAGGGCATCAAACTCAGGCTTCCAGAGTTCGTCAATCTCTTCCTTGCACTTTAGATATACCTCATGGCGTGTATCGCCCCAAACGATCTGGCTGACACGCTCGCCCTTCATGAAACAGTAGCGTACTTTACCATCCCTTGCCGGGTCAATGTAGCCGTCTTTGTCTATCCACCAGTCAATGAACTGACGTACCCAAGAGCGAGGATCGGGGTTACAAGTGCCCCAGAATCTATTTCTAATGCCATAGGCATTACGGTTACAGGTGGTGAGATATTTGAATTTCTTGTATGAGATATGCGTGATCTCGTCGATGGCTATATAAGCATACTCCTGGCCTTGGAAACGCTCTTTGAAGTCATCATCCGAATCATCATGGTAATAGAATCCAAGTGTACCTCCTGCCGTGAAGTTCCAGGTCATATCCGACTGAGACTTGTTATATGTCCCGTATTGAGAATATAGTTTTCGTGAGTCTCGAATAAGTTTCTCCATCGCTTTCTTGTTGTTTCGGAAAACGGCTGCATGGAAATCAGGATTGAAAATATCCTTGAGCGCTTCCATGAGCAGAGAGAAAGACTTTGATCCTCCACGGCTACCACCGCAAATCAGAATATCTACGTTTGTAGAGAGCATATTTTCCTGCCCACCAGCCTGTGGCACGATAGCATTTCTGAGTTTTTTCGCTATCGCCTGCTGTTGGAGGGAATTGATATACTCCTGAGTCAGAATTGGCTCGCCATCGGGCATTTTTAATCCTGAAAACTTCTCCATTTGCCCCTAAAACGTATAAATATTCATATTTTTGTGCAAAAATACGCAAAAATATTTGTTTTATACATTTTTTATTCATATTTTTGCAGAAAATTAGTATATTTATTCAAAAATAACGTCCGTGAGGACCTTCCTTTCATCATAAAATGCCCGAAGCGTCGGGCAACAATATCGCGGGATGGAGCAGTTGGTAGCTCGCGAGGATCATAGCCTTGAGGTCGTCGGTTCAAGCCCGCCTCCCGCCACAAAAAGGGGTTAATAGCTCAGCTTGGTTAGAGCACCTGTCTGTTAAACAGGTTGTCGGTGGTTCAAATCCATCTTAGCCCGCCGCTCAGGATAACATTGAAATCATCAATATTAACTTATTATCAACAAAAAAATTATGGATAGAGAATCACTCAGACCATTAGTAGAAGCACAATTTGGCGAATCACGCATCACAGTGCTTAGCGAAGAGACTATTAACGCAGAGTTGGATGCAGAACTTGAAGGAATTACCGACGATTCTCATTTTGACGAAGCATGTTGCAAACGGATTGCCAAGCGTCTTCTCCGAATGAACGGCAACGTAGCGAAGGAGGCAGGCACCCAGATCAATGACTGGAAGAAGAAGCATCCGACGCAGACACCTCCGAAACCTGATACTAAGCCTACCGAGGAAGACGATCCGAAGTATAAGGCCATGCAGGATCAGATTAACGAGTTGAAAAATAGTCTCAAGCAAAAAGACCAGAAGGAGGCAGATGACAAGATCATTGCCGAGGTACGGAAGAAGTTCAACGAGAAGTTCAAGGAATCCAAGATTGAGGTGAAGAATTACTTTGCAGATCAGGTATTCGGACGCTTCAAGTTGCCTTCACTCAACGAAGGAGAGCAGCATGACACTTCAAAGCTCGCTGATCAGGCCGAGAAAGACTATTTCGAGGAACTGAAAAAGGCTGGTGTCAAGTACGAGAAACCGCGCAAGCAGCAGCCAGGCGGTGACACTACGGACAAGGCCGCTCTTGCTAAGCGTGAGGCCTATAAGGCAAAGCTCCGTGCCCGTGGCAAACTCCCGAAGGTCGAAGAAGAGAAGAAATAATCTTCTTTAGGTGTGACGAGCCGTGACGGTATCACGGTAAAAAGAAAGTTTTCAGGATAACATTTTTAACTAACTTATTATGGGTTACACAAGAGGTACGGACAACACAATGGGCGGCTCACGCGGCGAGGCTTTCGGCAATAGTGAGTGCTGGATTGATGTTGACAAGATGATCCATTTTGGTCGTAAGATTGATTTGGAGAAAGCCGGTCTCAAGGAGGGCGATGTTCTGCCCGCAGGCACCATGGTACACTTCGATAATGACAGCGACTACGCTGAAATTATCCACGGTACTGACGAGGAGGCCAAACTCAAGACCGTGAACGGACTGACCCGCCATGACGTGCGCATCCCAAGCAACTGCATTTTTGCTTCTGTAGGCATTGTCATCGCTGGTAAACTCTGGGGTGACGCAACTGATGTTCCCGCAAGCGTGGAGGCTCAGCTGCCGATGATTCGATTTGAGCGTCTTCGCAAGGAGTCTAAGGAAGCCTTTGGCATTGAGGACTAAGTGTTGAACAAATAAAAAGTAATCAATATGATACGAGACGCACAATTTTACGATTTTATTGGAGCTGGTCTTGCTTCAATGGGATATGTTGAGAATGGCGTAGCCAGTCTTGACCTCTATCTGCAGGACATGCTCGCTGAGAAGTGGAATGCCGAGAAGACGTATGCTCAGATGGGCTTCCCTCTCAATCCCGACATCACCATGCACCCGACGTATGAGCAGATCGAGGCTACGATCCGTCCTTACACGATGGCTGCATACGTTGACTACGATTCTGACGGTCCCACCAAGAGTACTGACGGAATCATGCTCAAGAGCGGTGAGCTTCCCATCTTCAAGCATGAGGTCTATCTTGATCGCAAGAAGATCCGTGACAAGATGATGCTCATTGACGAGCTTGGCGGCATGCGTCAGGATATTGTCGATGCAGTGATGGATCTGTTCTTCACTGCCTCCGACTCTCTGATTGGTGGTAACTTCAACACCGTTCAGTTCCAGCGTCATCAGATTGTCGGCAATCATGGTAAGCTGATCATCAACTCCGAGAACAACCCCTACGGCCTTGCTCTGGAGATTGACTTCGGTGTTCCTGCCAAGAATATCCACACTTCTATTTGGTTCACCAAAAAGAAGGATGGTACCATCGTTCAGAACGATGCTGTTGGCAAGAGCATTAACCCCGTGAACGTGGCTGTGAAGATCAAGGATGATGCCGAAGAGTTCGACTTCATGCCTGCTGGCCACTGGGAGTGTTCAAAGAAGACCAAGAAGGACCTGTTGGCAATGGAGTACTGGCGTGAGCTGTTTGCCGTTGCTATGCGTCCTGACATCACGAAGGACACCCTTCGCCTTGCATGGTCTAACACTCAGGACGAGGATCTTATCTGGCGTTACATTCAGAACAAGCTCGGACGTATCGAGGTCATTGACAGCGTAGGTTCCGTAGAGTTCATGAATCCTAAGACCAAGAAGGCTGCATACCACAATATCCAAGCCTTCAAGGAAGGTGTGCTGGCTTATGTTCCTGATGGTGACATCGGTGACGTTCAGGCTGGTAAGCATGTCTGGATCGACAGCGCGAACACACGTTCTGCACTGTTCGATGGTGGCCGTACCCTGATCCGTGAGATTCTCAACGGTGAGTACATGACCATCAAGACCAAGTCTGAGGCTCAGGTTCTGTGTGTTCCTAACGCTACCCGTTGGTTCTACTACCTCAACATCATGGAGGTTGAGACTGATTCTCAGAATGACGATCAGCATAACAACGGTGGTCAGGAAGTTGTTGCAACCTACACCCCGGTTGAGGACACCGTAGGCAAGAATCCTTACGAGCAGGGTTGGTACGTGAAGGAAGGTGATACGTATCGTCAGGCAACTGACACTACTCCGATTGCAGGAGTGACGTACTACGTTAAATCCTAATTTCTGCTTGTGCTATGGCAAGTGAAGTTGAAAATAAAGTTCGCACGGCTGAGGATTATGTCTTTGGCTGTGTGAACTTTGCTATTCCCCAAGAAGGAGTTGACCATGTTCTTAAAGAGCGAGAAATCAAAGCCGAAACGGCTTATGAAGAGCTTGACAAACAAACAAGGGAGCTTCTGAAAGCAGACATCTATGTGTGGATCTGCATGGGACCAAGCAAAGTAAACTCCACTTCCGACTCCGATAATGGCTGGAGCCATTCAGAGGGAGGCTACACTCTGACGGATGAAGATAAAGACCGAATGCTCAAATACGCAAAGGCGATCTATGAAAAGTATGATGAAGAGTTCGATTACGATGACTCTGTCAGCGTTGCTATAGAGAGCTTCGGGATTACACCCTGCGACTACGACGAGGCAGGAATCCCGCTTCCACACATTGTTTGATTATGAGGAAGAACAAGGTCGATAATCCGAGATACCCGCACATGATTACGATCGTGCGGATGAAGTACCCAGAGAGGTTTTCCAATGGAGAGCCGTCTGAGGAAATCATCTACGAAGGTAAAGGGCGTAGCTATACCGACACGACTACGACAGGTGACGCAAAGGTCGATACCAACAAGCGCAAGGCTTCCATACCTGTGCGATTCGACCAGTGGAATGACAAAATCCCTATGTCTGGCGACATCTTACGAGTAGTCAAGGGCAATATCACCGAGGAATGGGAAGTCAAGGACTTCGAGCCTGACAATAACAGGTCAGTCATCTACGGAGAGCACAACAGGAATCTTAACGAGGAAGAGTGATGGCAAGAAAGATGCAGATCAAGCACGTTTTCGACAACGTGAAGAAACGCGCCGAGGCAAAGGCAGAGGCAAGACTTCGTGAAAGTCTCGACAGCCTTCTGCAGATGGCCTTTCAGGAATTGAGCGGATTCCGTTCACTGACTGGTAACCTTGTCAACTCTCTTGGTGTCGCTCTGTATAAGGATGGCAAGTGTCTTGAGGCTCATGGTAGCATTGAGATAACCGGCAAGCGTCCTGTACGTACGACATTGAAGAACGGTGACGTGTTCGCAGAGCCTTTCACCTACAATGGCAACATACTTCTTAATCCTCTCTCAAAAACAGACTGGGTTGGAGATAAGAACATCTGGGCCGACGTAGAAGTTCTGAAATGGCTTAACCGAAACGCACCAAGAACAAAGGGGTTTTCCTATCGCATTGTTTCCATCGTGGACTATGCGAAGTACCTCGAAGCCAAAGGCAAGGTGAATGTGCTGAGCCAACTACGTGACGAACTCGCTGCAATGGGTGGCAATATATCAGACCTTCAATTTTAACGGATATGATAACTCCAGAGGATATACTTGAGACAATGGATCAAGAGGCCAAGAAGGTATGTAGCAGGACTTTCCTACAGGAGCGTCCTAATGCAACCGACTCCAAGCTGAAAGAGTTTATCGTCTCTTCTCTGCCCTACTCTGAGTCAAACAAGACTTTGGGCGAGAAAGATGACTGGTGGATTGACCTCACCGTAGTCTTTGAGATATTCGTTGCTGACAGGAAGACTGATCAGAATCCAAAAGAGTTTGATTCTGTCAAGATGAAGAAATTACGCAAGAATCTTTTTGGGCTGTTTCCTATCTTTCGGAAAGATCAGTATAAGATTGACTATCCGCGAACGGTTATCCCCGCATCGAGTGACGGCAATGGCTATCACTACACCCGCATACAGGCTAAGTTTACAACTATGGTTTGATTTAACATTTTAATAACTAAAAAATTTAAGTTTTATGGCAGCAAAGACAAAATCTCAGTTGGCTGACAAGTTCTCTGGCCCCAGCTCACTTCTGTATCAGAGTGCAGTCCTGAAAATCACCTCCGGCGCTGATGGAACCAAGACGTTCACAGCCTCCCCGGAACTTGACGTTCCTTGTAAGGTTGACTCCCTGAACTTTGAGCAGGGTGAGGCCGAGGTGGAAGAGTACAAGGTTATTGGCCTCTCTGGCGCATGGATCACCGACTCTGAGCCTGGTGACATTGACCTTGGTTTCCGTGTTCCCTCTATCTCTGAGGACATTCTCAAGCTTGCATTCGGCGAAGATGCCGTTTCAAGTATCACTGGTAAGGTTGACGATGTTGACTACGAGGGTCTGGCCCTTATTCTCAAGAATAAGAAGGTACAGGGTACTTGGATGATTGTCAACAGTGCTAAGGACCGTATCATGGTGATCAACAACACCGCATTGTTCGCAAGCCTTGTGCTTGACAGCGATGCCAAGGGCGTGATCGCCGTTGACTTCAACGGCTCTATCGAGACCGACGGCACCAATCCTGATGTCATCTTCCTCAAGAAGAAGTCAGCTTGATCTGTGTAAGAACTAAGAACCGAGGGGCGGGCGGGCATTCCGCTTCGCCCCTTCTTTCTTTTCAGAGGTGGCAAAAAAAATAAGAAATTATAATTGTGAAAATAAAAGAAGATTAAAACATACTGATTATCAGATAGTTACTTATTTTTAGGATTTACTCAGCAAATAAAAGAATGGCAGAAACGAAACAACCCAAAATAGACACGCAACAACTATTCAGCGATCTCATAAACAAGGAACCTGAGACCGTGAAGATTGGTGACCGCAAGGTTAGCATAGGCTGGCTCCACAAAGAAACAGAAAGTCGTATATCACATGTCATGCTAAAAGAGAAGAACAATGAAAAGCGTCATGTGAAATGGTATTCACTTGTGCGCCTTGACTGTCGTAACGGTTTCCTTACATGGCTTCTTGGGCGGTTGTGGTACTGGATTTACTGGCGTTGGATCTGGTATGTAAAGCATGAGCGCGGTACTGTCTTTCAGATAGCAGTCGTGCAAGCCAGTAAAAAAAAAATTCAGGAGCGGTCCGAACTATTAAGTCTGAGTACCATATCGATGATAGAGGCAATGGACACGATGATGACGATAGCACAACACGAGTCTGGCCAAGTAGAACTTCCTGGGGTGGGTATCACTCTTTAGCAGAGAAGTTTCCCTTCCTCTTCAACACTTTCCTTGGTATTGTTGACTACAACTACAGATTCGGCTACACGTCAGCACAGATAAATCTTATGTTAGCAGATCAGCCAGTCATCGAGTACAATACCAAAGAAAAGAAGGGCAAGAAGTCAATGATTGCCACAAAGCAGGAAGAGGACGAAATGAAGAAGCTCGTCGAGGACTGGAACAAGGATCGTCAGGGCATGACCTATGTGGGCAAGACATTCTCACTGAATGACTTTATGAACGGAAAAGTAGAATAGGATAACATTAAAAACGAAATATTATGGCTGCAGCAGATAAACTCTGGTTTGAGCTTGGTGTCAGGGATGAAGTGTCGGGTGTTCTTGAGACTCTGATGAAGACATCTGAGAAACTTGGTGATGCACTGACTGATGACTCCGCTGAACTAAAGAACTATTATCGCAACATCGTTGACATATCAAATGTGTATGACAAGATTCATGTCACGCAAAAACGTATTGCCGGGCTGAAAGGACATTCGCTGACAGGTGATCAGAGGAAAGGCTTGAAAGCCATGTCCGATGATATTGAGAAAGCGCGTAAGGAAATGGCTGCAATCTTCAAGGACCCGACAAGGCTTCTTGAGCGTGGCGAGGTGCAGTTTGACAAGATGCGCCTTAATATAGAGTTGATGCTCAAGGATTCCCTTCGCTATATCGACGGCATTGAAGAGAAGGATCGTGCCGAAGCTAAAAATGCAGCCAATGAGTCGAAGCGTATTGAAGACCTCAAGAGCAAATACTATGAGTTGCAGCAGTATCGCAAGCAACTATCTGATGCCATCGTCAATGCAGCCCCAGGCTCTAATCTTGTTGATGCCACAAGCATTATCAACGGAATCTCAAGTAGAATGTCAGCCGTCAAACGTGCAGAACGTAACGGTGGCGGTATGCCTGCAAGTGCCAATGGTGCCGACTACGAGAATTTCATTCGCCGTGTCAAGGCAGAGCTGGCAGGTTTGACAGGAGCCACAGACGATTACAACAACAAGTTACAGACGAACAAGAACATACAGGCAGCCCTCAACAAACTGTACCTTGATACTGAGAGTCAGCAGAAGATTGCTGCTATTCGCAGACAGACGCATGAGTATGCTGCCCTTGGCCAGAAGATGCAGGAGATCACCCAACTTCTTGCAGCTGTGAAGGCCGAAGAATCCGGCATTGCCAATGGCAATATCACTCCGACTTACACCAAAGACAAGGTGAATGAGCAGTTGAACGCTATACAGCGTCGCTACAACGAGTCTCTTGCCGCAGGAAAGCAGATGGAGCTGAATGATGCCTTGGCCAAGGAAAAGAAAGCCGCTTCCACAAGGAAAGCTATGGAGGCTGTCAGTATGCTTGCTCACGTCAACGAGGGGCTTGTTTCATCATACAGCCGTATTGCGGAAGCAGGCAGTAATGCCAACAGAATAACCGTGCAACTGCAACAGCAGATAGGTGCATACGCAGGACTGTACGGACTGGAGCGCATACTGAAAAGTGTCATTACCATAGGAGGCCAGTTTGAGGTGCAGCATGTAGCATTGAGGAATATCCTCGGTGACATACAGGATGCAAACGTGCTTTTCGGTCAGTTGCAGGGTCTTGCCATTGAATCGCCGAAGACATTCCAGGAGTTGACGGCCTACGCCAAGCAGTTGTCTGCATATCAGATTCCTGCCAATGAACTCTATGACACCACCAAGCGACTTGCTGACATGTCATCAGGTCTCGGTGTGGATATGAACCGCTTGATATTGGCTTACGGTCAGGTAAGATCAGCAGCCGTGTTGAGAGGTCAGGAACTTCGCCAGTTTACTGAGGCTGGTATTCCAATGGTGCAGGCCCTTGCCGACAAGTTCACTCAGATGAACGGCAAACTGACAACCACAGCAGATGTGTTTGCACTGATCTCGAAACGAGCTGTTCCTTTTGAAATGGTGAAGGAAGTGCTTTGGGACATGACGAACCAAGGTGGTCAGTTCTACAATATGCAGTCAGAACTTGCCGATACACTCTTCGGTAAATGGCAGAAGTTACAGGACCAGTGGCAGATAACGTTAGGACATATAGCGGACGGCACAAATGCAACAGGAAAGGCTCTGAAATGGGTATTGGAACTGGCAGTTTCGCTTGCCTCGGCCTTTGATACCATATCCCCGATGCTCTCAGGGTTTGCAGTTGGCAGATTGGGGACGAAAATGGCCCAGAGTGCCAAAGAGGCGTTTGAAAGACGAAACGGCACTACTGCCATTACAACCATGATGTTGGCGAAGCAGAAAGAAGCTGCACGTCTGGATCGTGAGCGTGTTATGTATGGGCGACAACTCAATCAGCAGGAACAGCAGCTTATCAATCGAAAGAACGTGCTTACAGCTAACGAGTTAAAACTTCTGTTGGCAGAAGAGAAGATAACAGAAAAGCAGATCGTACAACTCGCAAATGCGGGTAAGCTTAACCGTCTTGAAATGCTCAAGTTGCTGTATGCACAGGGGTACACCAAGCAGCAGATTCAGCAGATAGTCAACGGAAATCTGCAGATTCTACAACAGAAGCAGTCAAGTATGCTGTCGAATCTCAAAAATGGTATTATGGGATTCGTCGGCGGCTGGCCTGGCCTTATAATGACTGGTATAGGTGCTGTTTGGTCTCTCTATTCCTATATTGAAGGCAAGAATGAGGAACTTTCTCAGAAGGGTGAAGCCATGATGAGCCATGCCCAGCAGGGAGCGAATAGTCTTGCCAAGGCACTCAGCTCTGTAGAGGCAGACGGCAGCACGGAGAAAAAAATAGAGGTACTTGAAGAGGCCCTGCTGCAACTCGGAAGTACTGGAGAGGCTATCGTTGCCAAAAGTCGTGAGCACATGGATGACATCGGCAAGCGTTGGGAAGTGCTCAAGAGTGGAGCAGATGACTATCAGAAGACGCTCGCCTCAATGGGTAATCAGGAAGGAAAAGCTTTGTTTGAGGAAGGTATTGACAGTAGCGGTATTGAGGATTCTATCAAGAAATATGACGATGCCCTTAATGAGTCTTTCAAGACCCGCAGCCTGATCATGCGTTATAGCGAGACATATAAGAAGGCCATCGACTCAATCATTGGCGACAATGACAGGCTCAAGGCTTCATTGAACGGAAAGAATCTGTTTGAGCAAATAGAGGCTATTGGGCAGAAAAAAATATACAATGAACTATATGTAAACAGAAATAATAGCTATGGCGGTCTGTCTGCTCCGGCCATATCTGCCCTAAATTCCTATTTCAACAAACTCGTTGCTGTAGAGAATAAATGGAACGATATTTCCCGAAATAGCATTCCAGAGATGGAGACTGCACTCAAAGCCCTCGCAGAAGGTCGTGGCATCACAGACTTTGAAAACCTGACACCACAGCAGAAACAGAGTCTTGAAACGCTGACACGGGAATATGTGAAGGCTATTCAGGAAGGAAGTGCGGAAGCCAAGAATAAACTTGCCGAGGAACTGGCCAGTCAGGTGTTCCATATCAAGATTGTCGGTGACCTGAGTATCGACAAGACGAAGATGAGTGGGTTTGCAAGTTATGTCTGGCAGAAGTTCGGGGGTATTGCTGCCGGCGACAAGGGAAAGATCAATATCGGCAAACAATCATTTACCAAGGCACAGGTTTCCAATATCTTCGGCGACATAGGCAACTTTGCTAAGGAATACAACTCTGAGTGGAAGAAACAGACGGAACTTGCCGCAAAATATCACAAGGCTGGTGCAGAGCAACTTGAGAACGAGGCCAAAAAAGAAGCAGCCAACATCAAGAGTACACTTGATGCGCTTGACCTGTTTGATAGCGGGAAAAGTGGCAGAGGGTCTGGTGGCTCTAAGAAAGACACAGAACTTGAAGCACTCAAGAATCGTGTTGACCTATACAAGAAGTTCTATCAGGAACTGGAAGGCTACGAGGACATCTATGGCCGTAGTGGTGCGCTCGATGTTCTCAAGAAAGATGGTGAGTTTGGCACCGTCTTTAATTGGGGTATCAAAGACCTCTCCAACTATAAGCAGACGCTTGACCAACTGACAAATGGATTCAACGTCAACACAGAAGCCCGCCACAAGTTCATCAATGCGACCAAGGCCGACATTGAGAACAAGCAACGTAAGGATGCCGTGGAGAGCATGAAGACATATATCTCTGAACTGAGAAAGATGATGTCTGTCATGTCTGAGAACTATCAGACCTATAAGAAGTGGCTTGAACTCACTGGCGATGCCAGTCTTGCATCAAGGGTGGCTGGCGTGGCACAGAACACCACCTATGCTGACTATCTGAGGAATCAGATGCAGACGGAGTTAGGAAAGAACAAGAAATACTCTGCCCTGACTCCAGAAGATGTTTTCGGCCTCTCGGAAAGCGACATTCAGAAATTCGGGAAAGACAGTCAGATATTTGCCGTATGGGATGAATGGCGCAAGCATCAGCAGCTTCTCAAAAAGGAACAGCTTGACCTCTATGAAGAGGCCATCAAGAATGCGAAAGACTATGATGACAAGATTGAAGACGTGAATCGCAGTCTTGAAAAGCAGATTGCAGCCATTGAAGCCCTCGGCGGTGATAATCGTCTCATAGAGAATGCCCGTCAGAATGCTGCTGACAAGGTGAGCGAACTCCAGTGGGAGAAATTCAAGAAGGAAAACGATTGGGGCCGTGTTTTCGGTGATCTCGACAATATGGGTTTCGAGACCATCGAGAGGATGGTGACGGCCATGAAGAAATTTCAGAAGGAAACCCGTCTGAGCGAGAAGGAGAGTCGTGCCTGGCAGAAGGCCATGAAAGATCTTACTGACAAGAAGATCACCCTCGATCCGATAAACGCCATGACTGGTGCCATCAAGAAATATAATGATGCCATCATCGCACGGAACAATGCACAGAAAGCAAAGGATGAAGCAGACCAAAGGGTAGCATCCATTCGTGGTGAGGTTGCCACAAATCAACAGGCAGCAGAAAGTCGTGAGAAACGGCTCAATCAGGCCGTTAAAGATCAGGAGAAAGCCAACAAGAAACTTATCAAGTCACAGGATGATGTTACAGAATCCTTCAACCAAATTAAGAAAGCTGCAGCAGCCGTAGCGAACTCGTTCAAGAATCTTGGAGGAAGCCTATCTTCTCTCGGATCATCAATAGGCGGTGATATTGGCAATGTAATTGGCGGTTTCGGCACGATGTTCTCTTCGCTTGGCAATGGTATATCTGCTATTCAGAACCTCGACATGAACGCGAAGGGATTCACTGGCGTATTCAACAAGGTTTCTGCTGTGTTGACCGTCGTGAGTTCAATGGTTGATATGAACAAAGCTTTGGCCGACATTCTTCCAAGTACCGAATCCATTTATCAGAGACACGCAGAAGAGCAGAAGAAAATAAACCAACTTCGTGCTGCTATTGACTCATACAGGGTAGCCGTTGAAAAAGCTCATGCCGAAGAAAAGGGCTGGATAGGTGATAATCCTCTACGTGAATTACAGGACGCTTACAAGATCCATGGTGCCGTTGTTACAGAATACTATAACAAACTCTATGAGGCCCAGGAGGCTTATATTGATTCTGCCGCAGGAATCAAGAGTGCGCTCATTCCAATCGTTGCAGCGATTACGGCTATTGTGGCTGTTGTGGCAGGCGCTTTCTCCTTTGGCTCTGGTGCCGTTGGTGTTGGTGCGCTTGGAGCAGCAGCCATTGGTGCATTGAGTGCCGGCACCGTTGCCGTTACTGGAATTACGGCAGCTGCAATAGGAACAGCAATAGCCGCTGGAGTCGGTTATGCCGTCGGTCAGGCCGTACAGGCAGGCATTGACGCTATCACCTATGATAACGGTCAGGTGGATGCCCGCAGCAACATGAAAGTTCAGACTCAACACAGGACCTTCTTCCGTGGAGAGAAGACACAGAACCTTGAGGAATGGACCAAAGAGAATCTTGGCCTCGACCTCTTTGATAAATCTGGCCTTATCGACCTGAAAGTTGCGCAAGCTGTTCTTGACAGCGGTATCACCCTTGTTGGCGAGACAAAAGAGACACTTGAGAAACTGATGGAACTCAGAGAGCAATATGACGAGTGGGAGAAGTCCATCAAGGATTATATCAGCAGCACCTTTGGCGGTCTTACAAATGACATGGTAAATGCTATTTGGGACTGGCTTGATGGTGGCAAGGATGCGTTAGACAGTTTCCACGACTATGCCAGCGACACTTTCAAGCAGATTGCTCAAGATGCAGTGAAGACATTCCTCAAGGTTGCCGTTCTTGATAAGTTCGAGCAACAGCTTGAGAATCTTTATAAAGCTTATTCCATGCAGGATCAGAACGGAAACCGCATCATTGACGAGCAACAACTCATGCTTGGTGTTGCAAGTGTCGCAGGTGATATGGCTATCGCATTTGAACAGATCCTTCCTTTGGCTCAGACTCTTGGTAAGACCATTGCAAATGCTTTTGAATTTCAAGGGTTTGACGTTGTAAGTGGAAGTAACGGAGGTAACTCTTCTATGAGCAATGGCATAAAAAGTATAACCGAGGGTACCGCAGATCTTATTGCTTCATATATCAATGCAATAAGAGCCGATGTGTCTGTCAATAGGACGATGATAGCAATGTACTATCCTCAGTTCTTGGGTGCATTAAGTCAGAATAACACGATAGCCAATGCACAGTTAGAGCAGATGAAAGCCATCGTAAATAACACAGGCCGGAATGTTGAGTTAGTCGAAATGATATACAATATACTGCACGGCGTTGCACCAGAGGGTACAAAGATTCACATCAAATAAAAAGAGCGGGGGAATTTCCTCCGCTCATTCTGTATCTGCAATAACCTTCAAAGAGAATCTGTAATCTATAGTTTTGTCTTCAAAACGAATGGGGATTATAATGTCTCTTTCTCCCGAATCTCCATACTTCTTGATCATATTCATATAAAAAAACTCCCGACCATCAATCTCAAACTCTGATTGTCTCGCAATGAATCTTTCACATGTAGATCCTGCATGGATTACTTCGTCTTCTTTCTTGTCTCTGTATGTAAGAGAATTGTCGTTTCCGAAACAAATAGTCTCGTCTTCAATCCGCGCATTCCCCCACTCTACATAGATTCGAGAATCAGTTTCGTTCTTGATAGAGACTGTCACACCATAGTTTTTGTAATCATTCCATTCAAATGAGATAACAGCACCCCAATCATTATAGACGCATTGCTCATTATAAATGGGTTTTGTCATTACAAGTCTTACATTCTTAGGCCTTTTTGCAAAAGCGAAAATCGGTACAAGTGCGATTATAAAAATCAATATTCTTTTCATATTTACAACTTTTTTGATTTCAAAGTTATTAAAATTCACAGAAAACGCCAACGTTTATGCAATATTTTCTGTTAAATTGCATAAATATTCGTGATAATTGTATTTTTATACGGAAATTATTCGTATCTTTGTCGCTGAAAATAATATCCTCCTTGATTGGGGATTATCAAGATCAACTATTCAGGATAACAAAAATACGAATTTGCCCTATGGAGAAGTGGCGCAACTTTTTCTTGCAGCAGATGGGTACTGGCACTGGTGGCAGTTCCCATGCTGTATATGAATCCGTTGCCACTTGGGGAGTATGGTGCAAGTCTATTCCATTCAAGATATTCGACAAAGTGAAGGCTCCGGCAAAGCGTACCTGGTATGACGAGCACGGTGATGACGAATATATTCCATCCGAAGGTCTCTATCTTGAAGCCTACACCATGAAGGTTGAGTTTGGCTGCAAGAAGATGTCAACGGTCAGTGACGTGCGCCAGAAAGTGGGTCAGTTCCTTGAGTACCTGAGATCATCAGGGTACATGAAACTCTATTCCTCTCATACGAGAATTGGCCGTCAGAACGTGCGACTCGACTCTGTATCTGACAATGCGACTTGGAAGACCGATGACGAAGGGGAGTTCCTTGTGTTTGAAGTGACGTTTAACGTGGGTGATCCTAAGACAGACATAACGCTATGAGTAAGATTTGGGACATATTCAGAAAGAACACGGACCCAGACAGGACTCCAGTAGCTTCTATTCATGAGCTTGAATATCATGGCGAGTGGATGGAAGACGAATACGTTGTGTTTACGGTGAAGTCACCAAAACCTATCCGTTTCCACTTTGGCGATACCATTACATACAGAGGTGAGCAATTCGTTATTGACTACAATCCCAACAGGATCAAGAAAGCCCGCAGAGACAGCTATGGAGAAGCCTTTGTCTATGAGAATGTCAAAATGTATTCACTCGCGAGAGAGCTTAACGACATCGCTTTCAAAGACTACGTTCTAAACTGGAACTCGGCTTCTAACACCAATGTCTATTCCTCTCAGGGTAAGTTTGCCTTCTTTGCAGGCTCCGTTGAAGACCTTGCCGACAGACTGCAGGCCAACCTTGACCGTGCCACTGGTACGGCATGGACCGTCTTGACACCTAACTACAGACGTACCCGCCAGAGGATCAATAGCCACGTTCCAGATAGTGCATGGCTGCAATACTATCATACCGGTAAGAAAATATCGGAACTTTCGGAGGCAGAGCTTAACCGCACAGAAGGAAATACCGACATCAACGTAAGTGTTGACAACCAGACGTGCCGTAATGTACTGAATATATCATACAAGCAATTCGGGCTGAGTTATGTCGTGCGGAATCGTGTCATCGTTATTGGCTCCCCTGCCATTGCAGCAAACCAGATCTTCAAATACGGCAAGGATCAAGGTCTTTACGAGATTGGAGAGAATTGTGATGACAATCAGACCATCGTAACAAAACTCTATGCTTACGGATCGGCACAGAATCTTCCATTGAATTACTATGCCAATCTGCATAAGCAGTTCTATGGTGTCATCACAGAAGTTCATACCAAGGATCCTGATAACTATCACTATGCTGAGTTTACCCTTGACATCTACTATATCGCGGGTATGTTCAGCAATAGGAATATGGGACCGAACAATGCTTCTTATCAAGTCGGATGGACTACGAAGACGAGCATTGACGGTGTTGAGATTGTTACAAAAGTAGAAAACCTCTCAAGAGATCCTTGGCCGAAGCTTCGTATATATGTAGAACACCGTGAGAATGATGATGAATCCGACGAGCCAGACCTTGAAAAGCTGATTGCCTATATCAGAAATATCGAAGTGGGCAAGCACGTTGTTTTCACATCAGGCTTTGACAAGAATGTATGGCCGCAGGATCATATCAGCTTCGAGAATGAAGACAAGTACCCTACCCTTCTGTCTATAGGGAACCTAATGTTGCCGGGCTTCCCCGACTATAGTCTCAAGACATGGATGACAAAAGTCGCCAACGGCTCTATACATTCCGATTCTCTGTCACAGGAGTTGGCAGCTTCTCTTCTTGACAGGTACGATTTTTCCGATGAAGTGATGTCACCTTGGATCCAGTCGAAGAAAGCATCTTCTATTGGTGTAAAGGAAGGCTCTTTATATTTCGACGGTAGCAGCGATGACCGCCCTGAGATCATGCCAAGTATCGAAGGGACGGGCGCGGGTGTTGTTGTAACTGGCTCTGACCTCAAAGACAATGGCTATCTCGGTGAGAAAGTCGATACGTCTTTCACGTTGAGGGTTGCCGCAAGTGGTGTCTTGGACTGGAAAGAGGCATGGGAGAGCAAGCAGGAAGACATCTACATTGAAATGAAGAGTGGCTTCTGTACTGGCCGCAAGTTCAAGTTGCTGTCTCTTCCAAAGCTTGAGGATGATGCCTGGACTCTGAAACTGGAGCGTGAACAAGACAGTTCTTTGGGCCGATATTTCCCGTACTTCGACAATAGCGTTTCTAATTACTGCCAAATTCTGAGCGGTGATACTTTTGTCGTAACAGGCTTGCAGATGCCAACGTCCTATGTGGATGCAGCAGCAGTACGTCTTCTGTTGGAATCATGCAAGGCCCTTGACAAGATAGACGAGCCTATCATTACGTATTTGCCAAAGGTTGACGAAATCTTCATGGCACATCAAGATGACAAGGCAAAAGCCAGTAACGGCTCCATCGTAAGCCTCCATGATACGCTCATGGCTGGTATGTGCATACACGTTGAGGATGAAGACCTTGATCTCGACCTTACATCATACATAGACAATATCACCATCAAAGAGAATGGCAATAATGGCATTCCGACTTACGATGTCGTGCTGAGGGATGACAAGGAGATTTCCGACGTGCAGCGTACCATTGATATTGTCGGAGGTATGAGTGGCCTTGGTGATATTCTGTCAGAAGAAGAGATAACAAAGCTGATCAAGCAGATTGGCAATGCCTCTTATCTGTCGAAAATCCGCGAAGATGAGACCAACTATCTTATTCGTTTCTTCGGTGGCATCATCGCCGACCTGATGGTGCAGTCGCCTGACTTTAAGTTGGGGGAATGGACTCAGAAGGAAACGGAACTGGAGGATGGTACCATCATCAAGGAGGATCACAATGACGGTACAGGCTTCTCGATATGGAAGAATGTCGTGGATGCCTGGAACATGGAAATCGACTATGCGACTGTCAGACACCTTCTGAGGGCGAAGGAACTCTATACGCAGACGGCCCACATCGGAGAGGTGACGAACCAGACTGTCTTCAAGGTTGGACTCCAGACACTCGGCAATATCCTTATCGGAAAGTATGCCGAGGGCGTGGAGGGTGGTATCATCACCCCAGAGGGACATGTAGAGATAGAGACGCTGATAACGAGGGGACTTGCCAAGCTGCAAGAGCTTTTCGTGGTGAATGACTCTACGTTTGGAGGTAGCCTTTCGAGCATCGACTTCATCAGTGATTTTCTTGGCGGTAAGGGGTGGTCGATCCAGAAGAAGACACGCATCAATGCCGCAGGCGTGGAAGAGGAATACTACGCACTGGAGATAGACAATGTGACCGTAAGGAATACGCTACGTGTCTATGAAATGGTGGTGTCGCAACTGAGGGGCGAGTTTGACAACTACGTCTTCGCCGCCATGATGGAGGTACACCATTACGACGCAAGCACCGGCAAGGTGTGGCTTGTGCCGCAGCGCAACCAGCGTGCGGTGTCCTTCAAGCAGGGCGACTATATCAAGGTGCAGCAGTATGTTCCTGGCAACGATGTCGTGAGTAGTGGCGATGGTTACATCACCAAAAGCTATGAGCTGATTGTAACGGAGGCTGGTACTGGTGGGCTGTATGACGAGAATGGTGAACGTCTGGATTGGGTGACGTTCAAGAATTTCGTTTCCGACATTGAGGGTGGTACGCCTGCAACGGTCATCGCTGAGAAAGATACCTTCGTACGTGTTGACAATGAGACGGACGATGAGCGCAAAGGTTTGATGCAGATCATCACCGTGGGCCCGAATACGCCGTATCAGGATGTCTATTACGGCATGAAGACGAATCCGAATGATGCCCTGAAAGTGCGCATCGGCAATCTCTCTGGACTGAGGACTGATCTTTTCGGATGGCTGGAGGCCTACGGTGCCTATCTGCCCAACCTATACGCCGTCGGCAAGATGTTCAACCGTCAGACTGGCGAGAGCTTCAACTCAAGTCTCGAGATTACGCGGGAACGTCTGAGAAGTGTTTACACGGAAACTACATATAATATCAGCGAGGAAGACAATTTCCTCACTAACGGATTTTTTGCCCGCGATATGGAGGCTTGGGAGAAATGCAGTGTCAGTGGCGGTGCTTCGCCTTCTGACCTGACACAGCAGGTGATCAACTCCGGCGATGGTACTCCACTGATGGTGAATGGTGCGGTGCTGGCCTATCAGAACCGCCTGACAGCGGAGGTGACTGAATATGCAGGCATGAAGGTGCTGCATCTTCTGGGCATGGGTATCTATCAGAACTTCTCTGACATCAAGGCAAACGGCACCCACAAGGAGAATGCTTCTGACAATGAGCAGAACGAGGGCTATACCAAGACTAAGGAGGTGGCAGACGGCCTTTACATGGGTGTGAGGATGATTGCCCTGTCGGCTGGTACGCTGAAAGTATCCTTCGTGCAGTCAAACGGCAGCGTCATTGCCGAGTGGAGCGAGACCTTGAACGCATCGAGGGAATGGCAACTGGTACAGGCAAAGGACTCTGATGCTCAGCCTTGGGCCTATACAGGAAAGCAGGGGCGCATGATCGTGTCGTACACGGGTGAGTGCTATATCCGCTTCGTTGCTCTTCGTACTGACCCCATCGTCAACAGCCGTGAGACCTACGAGACTCTGTTTGAGCAGACTGCCCGCAGGATTACTTTGCAGGCTGCAAAGCAGACAGCGGACTTGAACAAGGCCGTAGCCGAGATAGAGATAGAGTTTGACCATGTTCGCCAGACCGTTACCAACAACAAGGATGCTGCCGACAGAGCATTCAATACACTCAAGGCTGACCTTGACGCTGAGATCGCTGACCGCGAGGACTTGGAAGATACGTTCTACGGAACTTGGGTATATCAGAACGACCATCTGTTAAGCCTGATGGCTGCTCAGTTCAATGCCGATGGAACTATCAAGGGGTATTCGGACTTGAAGATTCAGGTGGGTCAGATTTCAACAACCGTTACCAACAACAAGACGGCTGCTGATGCCGCGTTTAAGACACTGACTGACAACCTAAACGCAGAAGTCAGAGACCGTCAGGCTCTTGAAAATGCCTACGAGGCTACTTGGGTATATCAGAACGACCATCTGTTAAGCCTGATGGCTGCTCAGTTCAATGCCGATGGAACTATCAAGGGGTATTCGGCTCTGACTACGAAAGTGGACGGAATCGAGGGTACTGTTACGTCGAACAAGACTGCAGCAGACAATGCTTTCGCCAACGTGAACAGGCAGCTCGGAAGCCTTGAGGACTATATCGAGGATGTTGACGAGGAGCAGGAGGCATCAGCAACATGGATCCAGCAGAACAAGAACAAGTGGAGTGCCGTCGCAGCCTCATTTGACAACAATGGCTACGTCACAGCTGCAGGCAAGGTGGGCGTGTACGTGGCCAACCAGCTATCCTACTTCGAGGTTGATGCCGACAAGATCAACTTCAATGTGGGCTTTGAGTGGAATGTCTATAATGGTGATGATTTGATTTTCAAACTTGACAACAATGGTAATCTGTTTGTATCAGGTAGCATTGATACGAAGTTGAGTTATAACAATATTAAGTTCTTGTCAGAAAGCTACACCATCAATCTTAGCAGAGACCATTATAACATCTATTGTCTAAGCGGTGGCAGTATAGATAATACGCAAGAGATAACACTTCCAAGTGCTCGTTCTTGTGTTAGTCTTGAACTTACATTCTTTTGTGAATTTAGGGCACACACGAGATCGTGGACTAACCCAGTCTTAAAAGGTGATTTTTATATTCCTACATCGTCAAGCTACGGCAATACGGGTACGGAAATGACGGTAGAAACATTTAAGGTTTATAGACTACTTTCAGTCGGTAATTTTTGGGCAATATTATGATGAAGAAGATATATAGCAAACACATTCCCAGAAAGGGATTTACGGCAATGACGATATGGCCGTATATCATCGTGCGCTATGACAGGAAAGATAAATTCACTGCTAAGATTGAGCGCCACGAGACCACCCACGCTTTGCAGCAGAAAGAAATGCTGCTGGTGTTCTTCTTTATCCTGTACGGACTTGAATGGGTTCTGAAACTTCCATTCTGCAAGTTCGATACGGAAAGAGCGTATATGAGCATCAGTTTCGAGCAGGAGGCATACGAGCATCAGCAGGAAGTCTATTACAACGAAGTACGCAGGCACTATGCCTGGGCAAAATATGTATTCACTTTAACACCGAAAGAGCAATGAAAGTAGATTTTTCAAAAATTGTCGTAAAGGGCATCGACGGTAAGCCTTATGAGGTGGTAGACAAGGCAGGGGTGAAAGTTCCCTATGACTTTGCCAAAGCACTCGGAAACGGCCTTTTCTATTGCGGCAAGGACCTTCATATCTCCGAGCTGGGACAGAAGATCTATCACCACGAAGAAGTGGAGCTGACGGATGAAGACCTGAAAATCATTCGGAAGTTCATCAACACAGGCTTTGCCCCCTTTATCCTGCTGAGTGCGAATCCGCAACTTGAGGAAATGATCAAATAAGTTTAACTATCTAAAAATTTTGGGTTATGAAAGAAATTGATTTGCCTTTAAAGAACAAGAGAGTGAATGAGGACTTTGGTCCCATCGAACTCAGTGAGAACGTGAAGATCGAGGGTAATTATGACATCGGCAACGATAAGTACGCCGTTGAAGGTGAAGTCACTCGTAACGAGAAAAAGCTCGGACGCTTTACGTACAACGATAACGAGAAGCGGATTTTCGTGAACATCAACACCGAAGATCTCAAGCGCAACACACGTATAGAGATTATATCTGCTATTACGTCCATCGTAACAAAGATTGTGCCCGTAGAGGCTGAGTAGGTCCTAAGCATGAGCGACTATGGCAGAAATGGATAACACGACATCAGGCATCGTCTGGCAATGGCTTGCAGAGCATAAGCAAGATGTGTTGGATTACTTTGCGTCTATCATGCGCGAGGCTTCCGACATTCAGCTTGTGAACTTCGACATTGACCGGCACATGGGCCTGCTTACTACCTACATCTATCAGGGTGTAAGGAGGGTGGATAATGTGAAGCCTGCATCGCTCGTAGAAGGTCTGACAAAGCTGAATGAAGATCTTCGCATCCGTTGTGAGAACGCTGCCGCAGAAGCAGAGCGTCAAGGCTCGTATGCCAAGATGCAGGGTGACAGGGTTGACGAATGTATCACCGGCTATAATCAGCTCTACCAGAGGGTGAAGTCGCAGGGTGACACAGCCGAGCAGCAGGGCGCAAACGCCCAGAGCATCTACGATACCGTCAGAAACTGGTATAGCCCATTCAAGACGGGTGCCGAGAGCTGGCTTTCCGACACAAAGGCCGATTGGGATGACTGGAACGGATCGACCAGAGACGCATGGGATAGCTGGTACGATGCGCGTCTAAAACAATGGCGCGACTGGTTTACCGACGGCGTGGTTCCTGACTGGAATGACTTCTGGGCATCTGTGCAGCAGGACTGGCACAACTGGACCGAAGCCGAACTTGCACGTCAGGAGGCCGAGCTTGAGCGCATCGACAATGAGCTTGCGAGGATGGCCGCTGAGAGAATCCGTGAAGCCTCCGAGCAGGAACGTCAGCGTCAGGAGGGTATTCGTCAGCGTAACGAGTCTGTACGTGAGCAACAAGAGGCTGAGCGAGAGCTTGCAGAGGATAAGCGTCAGCAGACCTTTGAAGAGAATGAGGCTCAACGCCAGCAGGACTTCGAGGATGCTGAATCAGAGCGTATGCAGGTGATGACGCTGACAGAGGCTTTCGTTGACCTCGAAGACATGTGCCTTACTTTCGTTCAGCCAGAATCCGACACGACGGATTACAGTCTTGATGACAATGAGCTTTGTATAGAAATCGAATACGAAGACGATGAAGAGTAACCTCAAAAAGCAAAGAATATGATTAAGAAAAAGAAAAAGAAACTCGGCCCCGTCGCCATCAAGCCTTGCGGTGCATGGGATAACAGCAAGAAGTTTCCCTTGCTTGGCGAGGTCCTTCACAAACACGACAGCTGGATCTCTGCCATTCCTGACAATATCGGACATGAGCCAAGCGACGACTCTCCCTATTGGGCACGCAGTACCGAAGGCGGCGAATATGCCCACAGCGCAGGCGAAGCCGCTGAGTTGCAGGGTGACATCGCAGAGGCAAAGGGCAACATGGCTCAGAGCCAAGGCAATACCGCAGAGAGCAAGGGCAATGTCGCAGAAGGTCAAGGCCAGTATGCAGAAGAGCAGGGAAACCGCTGTAAGACGATGGCAGATCATCGTGACAAACTCGGTGCAGACGGTTATATCTACACCTATGACCCTGAGAACGATAAAGCAGATGCAGACGGTTACGTAAAGACCGACCAGTACATCAATGCCACTCTCGATATTTCAAAGCTGACACCTCAGCAGCAGGAGGAGCTTATGGATAAGTTCGTCTTGGACTATGCTACTGAGGAAGAATGTCGTGGAATCGTAACCAACTATAACGCGTAGGATTATGGAAGAATTGAATCATCTTGAAATTGACGTGTGTGGAAAGAAGTACACCTTCAACGGAGGTGGCGGCTCTGGTTCACAGCCTGCTCCCGACAGCGTAGGTACGGAAGAGATCAGGGACGGCAGTGTCGGAATGGTTGACCTCGATGAAGAAGTCAAGACAGAGCTTGGCGGCAACCTCACCGAACAGGAGATTGAAGGCATCTTCTACCCAGACACAGAGCCAGAGGATGAAGAGCCTTAAAACAGGACAGAACAGGGCGCAAGCCCGACTGTATAAATCATTTTATCATTAACAATCAAATTTCAAAGCATTATGGCTAAGAAGAAGTTATCAAAGGATGAGCTTTTGCTCAAGAAGCTTGGCATTATCGCCAAGAAGTACACAGACGATCAGCTGGACGCATCCAAGTTGCACCAGTATGAGAAGGCCACTCCCAACGAGGGCTACCTCAAGACCATCATCCTCTCCACCGCAAAGTCTCAGGCAGAGGTGACGGCTCAGAACACCGTCGCAGAGATCGACATTCCGAAGGAGTTCCTGCTCAAGAGCAAGAAGCTTCTGGTCGTGGAGGCCGGCACAGGTGCCAACGAGGGTAAGTGGATGGTTGTCAAGGAAGACGGCGTGGCCGTTGCAGAGCCTTACGAGGCCCCTGCCCAGATCACATCTGCAGGCGCATACCTCGACCTGATCGTGAACACAATGGAGGATGACGAGACACCTCGCCACACCATCGTTGACCTGTCGATGTTCATCGACATCTACACACCAGGCAACGGTATCGACATCACCAACCATGAGGTTAGCGTGAAACTCGCCTCTGTGTCTGGCCTTGAGTTCGACGAGAACGGTTTCATCCGTATCAAGATCGACACTACCAACGCCAACGGCCTTGCCATCACAGCCGACGGCATCAAGTTGGCTCTGGCTCAGGCTTCCACCAACGGCGTAGGCGGTTCAGCAGGTGCCATGAGCGCACAGGACAAGGAGAACTTGGACCGT